ACGCTCGTGCGCAACGTCGTACCCCAAGTGGCGTAGAAGTTGCGAGCAGTAAGTGGTGCCTGACCTGGGGGGAGCGATGATTAGTATTCTACGCACGGGGAGTAATCAGTATGTTACCGGAATCACAATGTGGAGCCTCTGCTACGCCGTTGTGCTCCGAGTAGCGGCTCACCACGGGAAGTGAGTGGCTAGCGAGGGGGTTTGGTAGAGCAACTGCGTTCAGGTCCCAGTCTTTCCGATAAAGAATGGTGGTGGCATCCAAGACAGAGTAAAGGGTGGAGTCGAATATGCGAAGGTCGGCCTGCAGGGAAACGTACCGGCCATTATCGAAGACGTACCAGCAGATCCCTGCCAGCTGACCAGTTAGGCTCGAGTCAATCCAGGAGTTCATTCCCGAGTTATTGTGACAGTAAGAGCTGTATAAGTCACTCCACCGGTTGCCGTCGGGACCGAGCTGGTCGGGTACGTAGCAGCACCAATCGCTTACGTATGCAGAGTCATCGCTACCAGAATACGTGTGTGTCCAAGGGAGAGCCCCGGCAAGCAGGTCGCACCCAACGCAAGCCCCGTTGTCGGTCACATTCGCGTTACCCGTTAGATTCTGCGGTATCGCAGAGAACGGGCCACAGACGCCCGCGGTTGGCCCGCTGAAAACTGAAGAAGAAGAAGAAGAAGCGGAACCCGAACCCGAACTCGAACTGCTCCCACTGGAGGACCCGATTGAGCTAGATCCCGAAGAACTCCCGCTCCCGCTCCCGCTCCCGCTATCGCTCACACTGGGCGTACTCTCGCTAGGGGGACTGCTGCTGCTCGACTCCGCACAATGACATTCACATCTTCCCATGAACATGTTACTCTCCTACAGGCAGCCGAGGCTGCCAGTATACTCATTCCAGAAAGATCCGTCCGAGCCTATGNTGCCGCAGTCCGCTCCGTATGGTGTCCACGCAAACCCGAGCAGCCCGCTTTCAACTGCGACCAGTTGATGAGCCGACAACGCGATGTCCCAGATATTCGATACAGTGATGGACTCGCCCGTCTGCACAATCCTATTGGCTATAGTTGGGTGTGGGCCGAGGACAGCCCCTAAGGCTTCACTGATGGTTCCCAGCACCCCGCCATTCTGGCCAGACGCCGACCGGGCTGCGAGGGACGCACAGAGCATGACAACTTTACGACGGGACCCTGGCGACTGCGGAACGTACTCGCCTTCCTCCAGTACAACGGTGATCAACTGGGCATTCGACGCAGTGAAACCGACGAACCGATTGGTGACGTTGATCTCTTCCTCGGTGTCCTCGAGCGTATCGTCGTCCTTCGCTACCCACACGTTTGCAGTGGCAGTCGTTGGGTTGTCTGGGTCTGCAGGAGCACTGAGGTCTGCCGTGAGTTTGACGTACCAGAACTGGTTGGGGCTCAACTGCTGAGGGTTATACTCGACACCCATGTCCCCACTACGTTGGACGATGTCCACCGTATCGAGAATCAGGTCTGCAGTTTCTTCACCGAAATATGTGCCGTCGTATGCCATTAGCTAAACCCGTAACCAGTGAAGGCTGTCCTCTGAGGGTGTAAGTATGTCCGAGTGTGATAGCTGCCGGGACCGTCCACCTTGAGGTCAAGCAGCTCTGTCTTACTGGAAAGGAACTTAGCCAAATCAGTAGCTCCGCTCCCCGGAGTGAACTTCAACAGCTGCGGAGTGGTAACGGGAGTCTCTTTCAAACCGGGACCTGCGGGTAACTCAGCTATCTGAGGTCCGTCCGGAGCAACGTCTTTGATGTAGAACCCACGGTTGATCAGTTCCAGGCCCCACAGGTCATCCTTCAGGATGAAAGTGTAGGTCACCGTTCGGAACTCTGACGCTTGGTCTCTCTTCCATGGGCTGACCTTGATGTCGCTGACGAGTGCCGTGTCCGCTGCAACAGGTACACCGTCAAGAGTAACTACATCCGAATTGACGCTGCCGACGAACGACAGAATAGAAGCAGGCACGGCCAGTTCGTTCCGGACGTAGTTGAGAACAGGGAGGTACTTGGTCTCCGAAGAGTTAATTGGCTCCCCCGCAGTGGTGGATGTCAGCAGACTACCTGTGGAGTATGTCGTACCTCCATCATCAGAGACTTGACTGGGTCGACGAGGTATCTTGATTGACTTGAACGACCAACTCTTACTCGCAATGGAAGCATTGACGAACTCGTCCTCCTCGTAGTTCGAGTCCCCCGATTGATCCGTCACGTCAGGTTGACGGGACGTGTATATGAGCGGGAACATCCAGACGGATTTGTTCTCCTCCATCTGCGTCGCCTGACCAATGTTCTCGAATCGCAGACCTGAGTTCTCCGGGTGCTGCGAGCCAATCGCGGGGAACATAGCGTCGCCAATGAAGAACAGCGGGTCAGACGTAACGGTCGCCCCGGGATCCGCCGGTAGGTCAGTGAAGACCTGCAGCATCTCGGTGATAGTGAACACTCCAGAATTGAAGGACACGCTCCTCTGTTCTCTTTTCCAGTGAACGTCTGTTATGGATATAGCCATGCTATTATTTCTTCTTCAGGTTGAGTGTGCCGATGCCTTTGATGGCAGTCTCGATGTCCTTGAGTTTATTTCCGTTCTGGGTCGATGGTAGCGGACCAGGGAGGCTTGTGCGTCTGCCTGTTGGCTGTCTATCATGGCCTGCANGACGATACCCCGTGATTCCGCTGAACGTGCGTCGACTGCGGTCTGCACTTGAGGCGTGTCGCCCGTGGCTTGGATCTGCCCTCTGAGGANCTTCCTGTTCCGTTCCAGACGCTCTTTGTCCCTCTCAAGGGCGTGCGTCCGTTTCAGGAGACCGAAAGCCCTCTCTGCTTGTTGGGCACTTATCCTTCGTGTCTGAACGGCCGTCTTCAAAGATGCGTTGAATTGCTCTTGCTCACGTGACCGACGTTTGTCCTCTGACTCCTCCAGTCCGGCACGCTCCTTCGCTTTCGACAGCATGTCGTCGGCCTTACCGAGGGCAGTGTCGCCAATGCCGTCCAGTCTTACTCTGTTCGCCTTCAGTCCGGACAGTTCTTTCTCGTGAGACAGTAGGGTCTTCGCTCTCTGGGTCTGCTGCTCCTCCGTTCCGCCACGTTGGCGCATCAACTGAACCATGTCCTTCTGCAGGGACTTCCGACGACGCTCGTTGTCCTCTATCTCTTTAGAAAGGGCCACTTCCTTTCCGATGCCGCTTCGCCTCTCGCGTTCGGCGATTATTTCACGTTGGATCTGCTGCAGGTTATTTCTGTGCTCGCCCGCCGCGGCTCGGATCAACTCAGGTCGCTTCTCGTCATTCGCAGCGATACGCTTTTTGGTATCCTCGATCTCCTTCAGTGCGACCTGCACTTCCAGTTCTGCGCCCTGTATCTTGTTGATTCGGGCCAGGTTTCGTTCGTCGATCTCTCCTATCTCGGCCTTAGCGAGGCGGATCACTCGGTTCTGCCGGTCTATCTCGTCACTGGCTTCCTGTCCCCGCCTACCGCTTAGTCCTATCCTCTCCCCTTCCATCTGGGCCTTCTGCCTCGCCTCAGATATAGCCTCCTGCAATTCCTTCTTCCTCGCTTCGTCCCTTTCTTCCTGACGTTTCGCCAGGGACACTTTCAGGTCAGCTTCCTGCCGTCTCAGCAGGGCAGCGAGAGCCTTGGCCGTTCGCTCGGCACCCTTGACGCTGTCCTCGCTTCGGATATCGGCGAGGGCTTGTTCCTGTGCGATGACTGCTTTTANTGCGTCGCCCACTACGTCGTACGACTTAGCCAGGTTTTCGTTGTCATCAGCTAACTCGTCTCCCCCAAAGCCANGNGCCTCGAACGCCCGCTTCAACGCTCCAGTCTGGATCAGAACCTGNGTAATCGCGACGCCAATGGAAGTGAAGATCAACGTCATCGGGTTCTTGGCCAAAACGCCAACCATAGCCGTCAAGTTGTTGGACATGGCCCCCACAGCTCCGGCCAGTCCACGAGTGCCCATCTGCGATGCACCGTCTTCAATCATGAAGCCGAACTGCTGCATTGCGAAGTTCATCTTGCCCGTGCCCTTCTGCACTNGGTCGAGGCCTTCGTTTACCTTCTTCAGGTTCTTGTTGGCTATCTGGTCAAACTGGTGACCCAGACGGATGGCTTCCAAGACGGTTAGCTTCTCCAGTCGCACGGCCTCCANGAGCAAGGCTTTGTGCTCTCGCTTCTCTCGGGTTATCTTCGCTTCAGCGGCCAGTTTTGGTTTCAGTACCGCCCTCTGTTGTAACAGCGATTGTTCTATCTGTTTCTCAATACCGTTGGACTGCTTCTCCGCGACCAGGATTTTGTCGACAGACACGCCTTGCTGTTTACGCAGCATAACCAGTCGATCTTCGGTAGACTCCATGTCTTCTTCCAGATCTTTCAGCTGTTGNGCGTCAACGACGGAGTCGTGCATCTGCTTGTTGATGTTCNCCCATCGCTTCTCCGTCGCAACGAGCTGAGAATCGATGGCCTTGAACTCTGACTTCATCTGTGCCAGGTTTTGAGGCTTCGGCGGAACGGCAGCCTTCGCTTTCAGCTCCAGTATTTCTCTGTGGGCCTGTTTCTCTTCTTCGTGCTTCCGCTGGGCCTGACTCAGCAGTCCGTTGATCTGCTGCTGGTTGGAAGAGATCTGCCGAGTGGCCGCGTCCTGTCCGTCCAGTTGGGACCGCAACTGGATGTCCAGCTGCAACCGCTCTGCCATCAGAGCGTTGATCCGCATGTTCAGCTCGGACTTCTCTCTAAGGTTTGTGTGCGACGCATCGCGTTGCCCTGTCAGCTGAGTAACTTCTCCACCGATCTCGGTGATGCGTTGCCCTGTTCGCTGCCGGGCTCTCTCACCCTGCAAAGCAGTCATCTCCAGACGCAGCCGTCGGATCTTGCTCAGTTCGCCATCTTCGTTGATGACTTCCATGATGCCGGAATGCTTGCCCTCAGCCCGAGCCTGCGTACTCAGCTGGGACAGGATGCTCGCCAAACCACGAACAGCGACCTGCTCGTTTTCGAGGGACCGAGTGGCTGCGTCTGCGGAGGACTGGATCTGCTTGTTCGCCCCACCCATTCGGCGTGAAGTCTGAGCCAGCTTCGATATCTGAGTGGACGTAGCCATCACTCGGAGACCGAGCACCTCTATCAGGTGCTCCAGGCGACCCATGCCTACTTCGGCCCCCTGACTAGCAGCCCCTACGCTAGCAAACGCGGGAACCAGTACTCCCCCGGCAGTCTGAGCCAATCGCCCTACGCCCCCTACGGACTCTTCAATAGAGCCCATGAGGCCTTTGTTATTGCCTACGAAACCAATTGATAATGTTGATAGCGTGTTGGACATGAGTATCTCGAGTCGGCGTGGCAGTTGCAGGTCGCTCGTATAGTGTAACCCAAGGGGCGGGAATTGAGCATACCCGCGTGCAAATTCCCTTGGATCACTCTTCTACAAACTTAGTACCCATGAGTTTTGCCACTCCCTTGAGGCCTTTCTCGATCTCCTCGTCCGACATATCCGCCTTACGAAGGTGAGTTGGACTGACAAACTCAGCAATCATCCACTTCAGCACGGTACGTGCATCCACTTTTGTGTACTGAGTCGCTACGGAAAAGGCCTGGGGCAGCCACCCAGGGAAGCCGTCTAAGAGAAAAGCCTGCCACAGTTCTTCGAACTCAGTGGCAGACTGGGATGCTCTTAGTTCAGAGAGGCTGATCCCTCTCTGGTTGGCTATGGCGAGGGCGAATCGCTTCCGGGGCTGCTCTGCAAGTTTTTTGCTACGTCTTCCTGGTCTACCTTACGCATCTTGCTGATGCGATATGCGGCAGCAGCTAGTCGGTCTTTCACGCGATTCGGCATTTCGCCGAGAGCGGTGTGGGACTTGAAGTCGTGAGGAGTGAACACTCTATCGCCGCCTTGGTCCACGATGGACAGGGCGATTACCAGTTGGGAAGGGGAGCCGTACTTTGACTGCAGGCTTGGATCGTCGACCATCTCTTCGAAGCACTTGTTCCACAAGTCCATCAGAGTTCCGTTCAACTCTTTCAGGTGAACGGGGAAGTCGGTCTTGCCGTCTTCCGATAGCTCGGGGCAATTCACATCTTCGGTGACGAGAGACTTACCGGACTTCTTGAGTACGGAGAGGAACTGGTTAGCTGTGTACGATGACATAAAACTGTGTCCTGTGTGTTGGGGTTAGGGTTGCGGCAGAGGAGAGGGATTAGGCTCCGGCGGTCCAGGTTGGTTCGCCGTTGACTACAAGAGTGATTGATCCGGTGATCATTCCGTCATGTGGAATGGCCGCATCGAACTTGCTGACGAAACCAGTGAACGCCCAAGTTGCTCCAGTGACTTGAGCACCTACCTTGACGAACGTGAGAGTGATGGTTTCTTCAGCGGCAGCGATAGGCAGGTCATTGGCATCGGGGTCGAACACGATGTCCAACTGAAGATCGCCAACGGTAGCCAGATCGCCCGGACACATCTCTTTGAAGATGAGGTCCGTGAAAGGTGTAGTTGCGGAAACCGCACTACCCATGTGAGTGCCGTCGAGGGTTTCCCGCTCAACACTCAGATCGGTGTAGCCTTTGACTCGGGCAGTGAAGCCTGATGTGCCAAAGACAATCGTGGTTCCGATACCACTTCGTACTTCTGTGGATGACATTTTGTGGTCCTATTGAAGAGGAGTCCCGACACAAACTGAGAGTCGAGGCTAGCCGATGTTAGACAGTGCCNGCGTTCCAGGNTGGTTCGCCGTTGACTATAAGAGTGATTGATCCGGTGATCATTCCGTCATGTGGAATGGCCGCATCGAACTTGCTGACGAAACCAGTGAAGATCCACTGGGGGCCAGTTGTGTCGCCGCCTTTAGGCGTGAACTGAATGGTGATTACTTCTTCGGCAGCTGCGATTGGNAGGTCATTGGCATCGGGGTCGAACACGATGTCCAACTGAAGATCACCAACCGTAGCCAGATCGCCGGGGCACATTTCCTTGAAGATCAGATCCGTGAAAGGGGCCGCTGCAGAAACTGCACTACCCATGTGAGTGCCGTCGAGGGTTTCCCGCTCAACGCTCAGGTCAGTGTAACCTTTGACGCGGGCCGTGAAGGCAGAGGTGCCAAAGGCAATCGTAGTTCCAATACCGCTTCGTACTTCTGTGCTGGACATTTCTTAGTTTCCTGGTGATGGATGGAGCAGCCCTTGCAGCATCTGCTGCAGTACGTCTACTCGACCGTTGGTGTGATTGATTGAATCGATTACTGAGTCAAGCTTGGCATCGGATTCTCCCTGGTGAATGAACGGCTGACCGTCCACTTCCATCAGTTCGGCGATGTCGAGTTCCGTGACGTTTCCGTCACGCATCCTGATCTTAATGTGCGTAGTCTCGTTCACTGGAGGTGTTCCGTCTTCCGCGGCTAGGGGGACTCCACCAGTGTACCTCCAATCCGTCGACTCGCGAACAGTTAGCCTGACATTTTAGCCAAACTGGCCTATAGATGACCCATCATATCCAGGTTTGACTCCATCTTGTATATGTACGAGTCCGTCCCGTCCTGCGGCGTAGTGCTGGTGTCCCGTGGTTCGTCCAGGAACGAGTGCTCCACCCAAAAGTCGCCCATCTGGTAGTGGTTTATCTCCAGTGCGGCGTCCAGAGCAAGGAAAAGGCGTCTAATCACCATTTTTCCGGGGCCGGTCACTGTGACTACAAACTCAGGCTCACGGGTACCACTGAAGCCGCTCATGTCTCGATCTTTGATCCCGCCGTCCTCCTCTATGATGATGTACGTGTCGTCGATGTCCACTAGCTTACCTGCGGAGTTCCTCGCACGCTTAGGTACTGCTTCCGCGAAGATGTGCAGGGGGTCAGTCGTGATCAGAGGGGTGATGCTGGCATGTGCCCCTAAGTAGGTTATCAGGTCGTCAGTAATGAATGCCATGTTATCTTCCCCGGGAGATGGTCTTGTTGAATCTTGTGGACAGCTGATTGAGCACTGGCTCCCAGCGAGCCTGCATCAGCTTAGGTGCATTGCCGCGAAAGTAACCTTCCATCTGTATTGCCGTTGGGCCAGCGAAAGGGTAAGCCTTCGACGGAATAGGTCCGCCATGCCCGCGTTCTACCAGGTGGGCATAGCTACTCGGGCGGATTTCGTGCTGCCCTCGGGGGCCGCTTTTCGACTTCGCCGTAGCCAGCCTAACTGACCCTCGCGGCACTGTCTTCAATCCGAACGTGGTGATCTTTTCCACTCGCTTTCGGACAGTCTTCAGTTTGTTCTTCGCGAAGTGCTGAGACCGACGTACCCCGAAGCCACCAAATAAGGCTCCACTNTTCATCAGCTTCGTNTTCTTCGTGCCTATCGACGCCNTNAGNGCACCGGTGTTACGCCAGCGGTCACCTTTTCTCTGGCGACGAGCAACCTTCTTCAGGTTCGCTTTCATCTTCTTCGCCCCGACCGACGACATCTGATCCATTACAGGCTTCATCACTTTGTTGGCCAGTGCATCAGGCATCGCAGCCATTGAGAGGGCGATGTTCTGTGTGTCGATCTTGTTGACGAATATCTGCATTAGTGGACTCTCCGGCACCCGAACGTGATCTTGATGTCGTCTTCGTTTTCGTTCACGGCGTACAGGATGTTATACACCTTGCCTTTGATCACGAACCGGCCGGCGGCATCCATCGCTTCCGTCTTGGAGTTCCAAGGGAGAGTGACCACGGCATCGGTGTCGGAGTCCACCTGTTTTGCTCGATACACTTCCGTGCCGTTGCCTGTCTTAATATTCCCGTAGGACCTCGAGACCTTGGTCCAGTTTGTTTCGGAATCGGACACGCCACCGAATGAGTTCAGCGACTCCAGCTTCAGCTGGTACTCGCAGACTTTGTCGTAGCTGTCAGTGCCGCCAGTGGGGCAGGGTAGTCTTCGAACGGGCATGTCTATCTCACACAGGGGAACTTCCGCCCCACAGACCAATGGGCCTCAGTGAGCAGAAGTCGCCTAAAGTTAATCGAATGGTCTTCACGCCGAAGGGGTTCAGCTCGGCTCGAATGGTCTTGGTCAGCAGCCTATCTGCATCGACAGGGTTGTCGATGAACCACTGAAATTCTTTTCCTGTCACAACCCTTTTTACCACAGTAAGACAAATGTCTTTCATGGAAACCTCATAATCTTCGCACGCGGTCAAAAGTACCTGAGTATTTCGCACTGAATACACGAGGATCCCGCCCACCCCTACTGCTTTACCGTCTCTCGTGGTCAGGAACTGATCATCGAGATTTAACGTCTGACGGCGGACCGGGATCACTGTCAACTCGGTTACCACGGGCAGATACCAGTGGAGACCAGTGGCGGGTCGGTGTAGGAAAGGCCAGCTACTGCTCACCCGGGGGAGGAGGGTCCTGCACCCATTCTCACTGGTCAGCAGTACTTCCTTCGATCCGTTCACCCACTTCAGGCCCTGATCAGTCGTCTTGATTATGACGAGGTGGGGGCACAGGCTGATAATAAAGTGGGCAATCTCACCCACCCAGGATAGAGCGGATTCCATGCCTAGCTCCCCATACCGGTGTTCCATTGCAGCAGGGACATCATTCCTGCCAGCTTACCCGCCGAGTTAGTTTCACAGGAGCAATCTTCCAGGGGGCATCGATTAAGATACCAATCGGTCGCTACGGACAGGAGCACTCGTCTCACAAGTGGGCTGAGAGTCCCCACGAACGCCGTAGAGGCAGTAGGAGTGCTCAGGGCGATTGGTGTTCCACCTTGCGTCTCGGAGACCTCAAAAGAGGCATCAGCTGCCGCATACGTGACATGGTAGTCCTGTCGGCCCGTAGTACCGAAGCCCTGTCCCACTGGACCAAGGACTTCGTTGCTGTTGGCCGAGTGCGAGATCGTGACTACGTCATTCGCAGCGAATGTGTACCCGTCGACAGTCTGAATAGCGTCAGTCCCTACGAATGGGGCTGAGACCTCCAGGTACGTCGCCTGAGTGACTTCCCCGGCCCAGAAGGTCACAATGATCGCGTCTGGCCGATCCTTCACTGTGGGCCANGTGATGCCCCGGAGCGGGGTACACCGTAGCCGGCGAATCTACGCCACCGTCAACCACTGTGTAGTTGGATGCCGCCCACGTCTGCAGGATGTTGTCTGCGTCATAGTACTGGATGGNGTCTAGACGGGCAAACGGCAATACTCGGAGTTCGATCCCCTCGATATGCTTCGCAGCATACTCGTGTTTTGTGTATGGCACAGCGAACTGCTGCGACACAGAGTAGTTAGAAGGGAAGCACGGCAAAGTCAGGGTAAACTGAGTGCGATGTGCTGCCCTGCGAACCTGGCTAAACAAAGCTGCCTGTGCGGCGTACAGGTAGCCCTCGGCGAGGTCTAGTTCNTCCTCGGAGGTCTCCCGGACGGCAGACAGAAGCTCCCTCCCATCGAGAGGCAAGAGCGGAAGGGATTTTCTGACGAGTGTCATAACTTGCCTTACAGAATGGGAGGGAGATTGGTGAAGTATACTACCTGTCGGCGACGAGTACTCGTACTTCGTTGCCTTCCGTGCCTGCGACAGCAAACAGAGAGACGGACGGTGGCAGGTCCAAGGAGACCACTGCTCCGGCGTCCACGGGGAAACCGGAGGCTGCAGCTACGTCAGACGGGCCCACATAGATTGTAACAGCCGACTCGTTCTTTACTGCTACTGAATTGCCATCTCCGTCAGCTTGATGGAGGAGAGACGCAGAAGCACCTACGGTCGCTNCATTTACGGTCATACNGGACATTTGAGCACTTTCTATTGGGATTAAGGTACGTCAGAGACTATATCAGATACCGTCATATTTGTCATGGTCAGATCGATGGCACCCACTGTATCTTGTAGCGTGGGGAACGTGTCCCCGTCGCCCATACGCCACCAGTGGTCAGGGGCAGAACCGAGTAGTGACAGGTCATGCGTTGCTCCTGAGTTGTATATGGCTGACGCATTTGCCGTCTCGTCTGAAGACCAGACTGCTACCTCGTCCAGCTTAACTCCATTACGCATGTAATCCTTATTGGGCCGTCGTCTACCCAGATACAGATAGTCAGAGTCTATGCCTGAGGACCAGCCGTAGTTCTCGTGGCTGGTGTTGAGTGTGACGGATACTCCGTCCACCCACATCTCGAACCTGCCGTAGTAAGAGGCTAGGCTGCCGCTGGACGAACCGGTTGTCCCTCCATCATACGCCACCATAATGTGATGCCACGTTCCAGTGGTCAAGACATTATTGTTGGTCACGAATTCCAGGTTGTCGTCCTCAGATCCATACTGCAAGGTTACTCTCTTGCTGTTGCCTTGGTGATACAGCCAGATGTGCCCTCCATTTTCGTAGTCGGAGTCGCCGAAGAACAACATTGTCTGCTTGGCTGACCCTGTGTGCGTCCCCATCTTCATCCACATAGACATAGACCATGCGTCACCT